TCTGTGCCTAATGGATGTATACCACCGATTCCAAAAGCGTCCTTATTACTTAAACCTGACTCTTCAAACCCTCTAAAGCCTTTTTTATCAACAACAACTGGTATTTCCTCGTATTCAGTTGATTTACCATGTGCTGTGTAAGTGCCATATTTAGGAAGAATTACTCCTGCATCTTGCTGTAATCTATTTTTAATTGCACCTTCGAGACTTTCGATATCATCATATGAGCCAATATTCGAGCGGAGTTGCATACCATCTTCTTCACCAGTAATCTTTTCTAATTTTTTAACTCCTACTGGTTTTCCAGAAATAACATAATCACCCATCTTCCATTCATATATCTTGCCGTTCTTTTTATAAAGCATATCTAAATACTCGTGAATATCGTCTGATGCTTGAGGGATAATTTTATCTAGCTCCATTCGGTTTGCAGGGTTCCAGATTCCACCATAATCCAAAGCTTGCTTTACGAACTTAGGGTTTAAATGAACCACATTATTATTAGGGTCACCTCGGTCTATCATAACTGAATATGGATTGTTCTCTGGTCGGCTGTTGTATTTATCTACTGCCCACTTATAAAAATCTTGTAAGTCCTTCGAAATATTTGCTTTAGGCGTTGCACTTCCAGCAAACAAATCACTTGTTACGTCTTGCATATCCATTTTATGTTTTTTAAACTGTGCTTTCCAATCATTTTCATTATCAATACGTCGAACTTCTACTCCATCGTAATAACCACTGTAAAACTCTTTAGATGGTGGTAAGTTTCGTAAATCATCGTCAATAAATGCGGTAGGACTACCTTCTCCATAAACATCAAAAGCTTCCATAAATGATTTGTCAAAATCCTCGCTAAACTTTTGGCTGTCACCCCAAGTCACATAAGTGGGAGCAACAGTTGGCTTGTTCTCTTCAATAAAGTCTATTAGCTCTTGCTTAGGTATCTTTTTAACGCCCTCGGCTCTTTTCTGCTCGATAAAGTCAATCAATCCGATTTCTTTCATCTCTTGAACGGACACACCAGAGTTTCTTAACTCACCTGCTACATCACCGTCTTTCTTAACGGTTATAAGTGATTGAGGTGCAATTGCTTCTTTACCTGCAAACTTAGGGTCGTTCAAAAGGACATCAGTTGACCTCATAAAGTAGCCTTCGTTTGTTGGTGCTTCCTTGCTGATATCTTTAACAGACATTCCTGCAGGTAAGCCTTTGAGTTTCTTAGCAACGAAAGGTGCAACAGCCATACCACCTAGAGCCAAGTCAACAGCCCCACCACCTTCGTATAATGATTTGTTGAAGTCAAAGTTCTTCACAGCGTCAATAAGCCCTTCTGCTTTCTTAACCTGCTCTGTGCCTTCTATTCCTTGTGACTTTTGGATTAGCCCTCCACCGATATCAAGGAGCTCTTTTCCGATGACATCAGGTTGGGCTAAAATGTCGGCTGTGCCAAGGAGAGTTTCTGCGACATACTTGTCAGCACTACCTAGGTTTTCTCCTCCTGCTCTGCCATAATCTGTCGGGTCTGAGCCTGATATTAACTCTTGACCGCCAATCTGAGAACCGCCCATAACACCTTGAAAGCCACCCACTTGTGTATCGTAAGGTGCAGGCTTCATATTTGCTACGCTTTCTCTTGTGTCTTGGGATATTAGTCCTTGTCTTAACTCTGGGGGTAACTCTAAAAACTTTGAATACGCAGAACCAAGTGGACTTATCTGCTCTCCTAGTCCCTCTCTAATGTAATCAAATATTCCTTTTATTTCATTTGCCATTAAACAACACCTGCTAAGTTCCTCTTTATTGGCTCACCCCAACTAGAACTTAACGGTCTGTATCCTACAGCTAGATACCTGAAAGCATCTGCCCCGTGTGAAGCCCAGTCGTGCCTTGGTCGAACACGCCAAGTTTTGCCGTTCTCATCCCAGTCTCTTGAATAGTTTACCAGACAATCAATACCACGCTCACATTTCTCTTTGTCTATCCAACAACGGGAAAGCATAGAACGAACAGCCTGAATGCCATCGTCGACTGGTAACTGCGGTGCAATCTCTACATCACGGATACCTAATTCAGCAAGTGTTTCTAAGCGAGACATACCAGTGCCGAGTTCTCTAACCCTAACATCGTGTGGCAGGATATATTGGTCATAAACATAACCTTTGTCCTGCAAGACCTTAGCGTAGTGGTCTAGCCCTACACCAGAAGCCTCGTAATAATCAATAATATGAACTTCTGCACCAACAAATTGTGCAAACCAAATAGCAGTTGAGTCTCCTACACCCAAGTCAAAACTGCAAACAACTCCAACAGCAGGATTATATCTAACATCAGTTAACCTCTCTTCTTCTCTCATCACTCTCATTTCACGACCATAATAAGCACCTTCCGAGAATGTTAAAAAGTGCCCTTCCCAAATGTGGTCATACATATCTGGTCGCTTTTCCTTGTCCTCTAAACGCTCTCTCTCAAGCACTTCTGGAAACCAAGGGTTGTCAGACCAGTTTACCTCAACTATCTTAGCACCTGCAGGAGGATTGTCCCGAAATCTCTCGTGAGTTGCTGAATATTTGTTTTCTGGATTCCAAGTGACCCATATCTCTGAGTTTTGCTCACGAACGGTAGGAATCAGCTTGGTATACGCCATGTCGCTAACTGGCTCGGCTTCATCCAGCCACGCTAACAATATCCTAGCCTTTGATTTGATTGAGTCAAGTGAACGCCTTAAACCGATAAAGGAATAGCTTATCCTTCGGTCTTTTGTTCTGATGTATCTTTCGCCCACTTCATAATGTTCATTCAAGAACGGTGTGCTGTGGATTGCTACTTTTATCTCTTCAAACGATGACTCACTCAACGAGTTCATAAATTCACGAGCACAGACTATTTGTCCCTCTATTCCTTGTTGTGACCATTGATATCCCTTTATAGCCGTCATAAGGGCGAATGTTCGGGTCTTTCCAGAGCCACGACCACCAAAAGCACCACGATATCTTGCGTCACCTTCAAAGACTGGGACGAGCTTCGGTGGGAGTTCTATATCTATTTCAGACGGTTTCTTCGACATTCTTTGCCACCAAGTTAATTATTGTTGGCTTTAGGCTTTCATCACTACTGGATAGGTCAAGTTCGTTTCGCTCGACATATCCTCTCTCTTTGCCTTTGGTCTTTAAATAGAAAATAGTCGCAGTTGAGTTGCCATTGTCTATTTGTTGGTGTAGTTTTGTTTCAGCAAAATCAAGAGCCACACCGTTTAATTCTTTAACAGCTTTTTTATACTCTTCATCTTCATCTAACCAACGGTAATGTGTCTGCCTTGAAATACCAACTTTCTTACAAGCAGGAGTAACAATCCCTAGGGACTTCTCAAGTGCTTCAATCATTGTTTCTTTCTTTGCATTCATCTTCTTTTTTATGTGTCACATTTTGTAACTAATTAGAGGGCAAGAACGGGCGTTAAAATTAATATTAATTCCCCAATTGCTATCATTCCACCGCTTCTTTATCCCCGACCTCTAAACTGTTAAAACTCTCACCCGATGTTTCTAGCGTGGCTGTTCCACCAGTGTAGTCCTGCCACCTTCTAATTATCACATCAACATACTTCGGGTCAAGTTCCATCAACCTTGCTCTTCTTCCGTGTTTCTCACTCGCAATCAATGTCGAGCCACTACCACCAAAAGAGTCTAATACTAAATCGTCACCCTTCGTATTGTTCTGCAACTGATATGCAATTAACTCTACGGGCTTCATTGTTGGGTGTTCTTTATTTCTGTTTGGTCTATCAAACTCAAGAATAGTTGTCTGCTTTCTATCGGACGACCATAAGTGTGATGAGCCTTCTTTCCAACCATAAAGACAAGGTTCGTGTTGCCATTGATAATCCTGACGACCTAAAACCATTGACGACTTCTTCCAGATAAGTGTTTGTCTAACCTGCCAAGCGACATCTTTACAAGCACCCCTGAAGTTATAACCTTCTGAGTCAGCGTGCCAAATATAAAACACGGCACCTGCTTTCATTTTTGTATCTGCTGTAGCGTAAGCATCTCTTAAGAACTGTCTAAAAGTATCATCTGACATTGAGTCGTTCATAATAGTCAGCTTATCCGAAGTTCCGCCTTCATAAGCTACATTGTATGGAGGGTCAGTTAACCACATATCTACAAGCTCATTCGGGCATAGTTTATCCATATCATCAACAGAGCAACTATCACCACACATAACTCTATGGTTGCCTAATATCCAAACATCGCCAACTTTACTAACTGGCTCTTCCGCTACCTCGGGAACTTCATCATCATCAGTAAGTCCCTCGTTTTCAATCTTTTGTTTGCTGAAGTCTACATCTAAACCCCAGTCCTCTAATTCTTCTGCGTCCCAATCTTTATGCAAAAGCTCCCAGTCCCACTCACCAAAGCCCACATTATCTTTAATAATGAATTGCTTTTGTTCTTCCTCTGTCAGGTCTGATACAGCTATAACGGGAACTTCTTTTAAACCTGCTTCCTTACAAGCCTTAAGCCTCATATTGCCACCCAACACCACCATATCATCATTAACAACGATTGGTCGTATTTCAAGCATTCTTGGGAACTCTTGGATTGACTTGACAAGCTTCTCAAACTTGCCATCAGCTATAACCCTTGGGTTAACTGGATTAGGTTTAATATCCTCTATCTTCGTTGAGTGCCACTTCATTGGCGTCCTCCTTAATGTATTACTCTAGGTGGAAGGTCTATGCTCTCTTGCATATCTTCTCTAACTTCACTACATTTATTATGAGCTTCTTCAATAGAACCTAGGTATTCTTCAAGTAAGATTAGCGAACAGATATACAACTGAAACACCTCTTGCTCTTCTAGTTCTAAGAGTTCGGCTCTTAATATTTCTATCATTATACATCTCTTTTGTATCCTATGCTATCTAAATATAAATCTTCAGGGTGCATAAGTTTAATTCCATAATGTGTAGCAAAGAAGTCAACCGACTCAAGGTAGTCTTTCATTTCATCTACCGAAAGTTTGGCTGTGCTTTTTAATGCTTTCACAACCTCACCCTTACGGGTTTCAATTTCATCATACCCCAAAAGTTTATCTTTTAATAGTATGTGCATTTCATCTCGGTGGTATCCCAACTCCTGACCGATAGTGTCAATCCACATCCAATACAATTTATTTTGTTTTTGCGAGCGTGTCATTTTGTCCGCCTTGATTGATATGACAGCCTTTTCAACCTCGGGGTTATCTTTCCACCAAGATTGAATAAGACTCTCAACAATATGTTGTTTAGGTTTGTCCCTTTGCAGGACTCGTTGGTTGCTACCAGTTGTCGCCACGGTCTTGATTTCTTATAACAACTACATCACCAAATACCATCTGCCCTGCTAACTGTGACGCTGTTTGGTTTGGGTCTTTTTCCATTCGACCGTCCTCATTGACTAGCATAATATCACCGCCATCAAGTCGAACTAACTCAACATAACCTTCAACCATCTCTTGTGCTTCTGAAAGGGAAGGTGCAGTCCCCTCCCATAAAATTGTCTTAGGCATTATTACCTCCAGAGAAACAATAAGCAGGTTGGTGGAGAACATCATCAAACATTCCTACCTCATCAAACCCATAGAGAACATAACCATCATCTGGTAAATATCCCTTTTCATAAACAACCAAGTCCATTCCAGTTGGTATTGCACCTTTAAACTTGTTAATATCTTCAATTAAAATTGCTTTAGGCATCCCACTCCTCCCCTGAGCTTTCAACACCTAGGTCAATCAACCTTGTCCTAAGCATATCGATTTCTTTATCTTTTGCAACAATGATGTTATGCAATTTAGTTAGCTCTTCAACAATCTCTTTTTTAAATTCTTTTTCGTTGGTCATCATAAACTCCTATTTATATTGAAAGTATGTATAGTATGCTTTACTTTAATACAAAAGTCAACTCTTTTATCGCTTTAATTTGCAATAAGCCTGACCGTGTATTTTGCTGATATTCTTGATGACATTGGTGATTGCATAGGTCGACATCCACCCTGACACATCTTCACTATAATCGCCTTGATGCTTCTTGGTGTCTATCCAGTTCTCAAGTGGAAAGAAATC